TTGGAAAGGTCTAGACGCGGCGTCAAGCCCGTTAGGAGGATAATATGCCTTATCATTCAGGTAAAAAGAAGAAAAAGAAAAAGAAAAAGGGGAAGAAAAAACGTGGCTACTAAACGTAAAGCCCGTAAAAAAGACTCTCGCCTAAAGCGGGCGAAAGTCTCTGGGTACAATAAGCCCAAACGCACACCAGGTCACGCAAAGAAATCTCACATTGTTGTAGCAAAGGTTGGTAGTAAAATTAAGACTATTCGTTTTGGACAACAAGGAGCTAAAACTGCTGGTAAGCCAAAAGCAGGAGAATCAGCGGCTATGAAGGCAAAGCGTCGTTCGTTTAAAGCACGTCACGCTAAGAATATTGCTAAAGGCAAAATGTCTGCAGCATATTGGGCAGACAAAGTAAAATGGTAGATAAAAGACGTAAAGTACCAAAAGATAAAAAATCAGGTATCGCAAAGAAGTATTTATCGGGTACTACTGGCGCAAAACGAACCGAACTATCTACGTTGATCAAAAGAATCAGCAGGCTAGCGAAGGCTGGAAAGACTATTCCACGTTCGCTGATTAAAAGGAGAGTTGAGCTTGGCCGCAAGAAAAAGAAAAGCACCGTCACGAAAAAGAAAAGCACCCGCTCGAAAAAGAAAACCTCTAAGCGCCGCTACTAAGGCTACTCTTAGACGAAAAGCAAAAACAAAGAAAGCCATCACTTATGGCACTTTAGCAAAAGTATATCGTAGAGGTCAGGGAGCGTTTTTAACAGCCGGGTCTCGCCCGGGAGTAGGTATGGCACAGTGGGCCATGGGAAGAGTTAACTCATATTTACGAGGTTCTCGTAAACATGACACCGACCTTCGTAGGAAAAAGAAAAAATGAGATATAAAACCAAGCAAGCTGCTAGAAAAGCAGCAAAGCGTATAGGACTAAAAGGCATTCATTCTCATGGTAAAGGTAAAAACAAAGTCTACATGGCAGGAAGTACTCATGCAGCTTTTGAAAGGGCTAAGAAGCGGAAGAAAAAATGACAGAAGAAACAAAAGATAAAGTATTTCACCCTGCAGACACAAATGGCGATGGGTACGTAACTAACCAAGAAGAGGCACTGTATCTTGAGTTTAAACGAAAAGAAATGGAAGATGCAGATGCTATGCGAGACGCGCAAAGAAATATGGCATGGTTTTCTTTATGTGGCATGTTGCTTTACCCCTTCGCAGTAGTACTAGCCTCTTCTATAGGGTTGGCTGAAGCTGCCAAAACATTAGGCAGCATGGCTCCAACTTATTTTGTATCGGTAGCTGCAATAGTAGCAGCATTTTATGGTAAGGAAGCATTTACAAAAGGTAAGTAACAATGGCAGTTGAAGTAAGTAGAAAAGATATAATTACAAATGAGATAGTAGATGTACAGTCTCCCGATAAGTTCCTAAAGCTCCCGGCAGAGCCGTACTTAGATATGTTAAATATTGAACCGCTAGAATCACAGATAGCTATGATCAATGCAGTTAATAACCCTAAGTATAGATTCATAGTGGCAGCACTATCACGTAGGCAAGGTAAAACTTATATAGCCAATATCATTGGTCAAATGGTTACTCTTGTCCCAAACTGTAATGTACTTATTATGTCCCCCAACTACTCCCTTTCGCAAATCTCCTTTGATCTGCAGAGAGGGCTAATAAAGCACTTTGATTTAGAGGTTACAAAAGATAATGCAAAAGATAAAGTTATTACTCTTTCTAATGGGTCTAATGTTCGGATGGGTTCTGTCAACCAGGTCGACTCCTGTGTCGGTAGAAGTTACGACCTCATTATATTTGATGAAGCAGCACTATCAGATGGAAGAGATGCATTCAACGTAGCTCTACGTCCAACGCTGGACAAGCCTAACTCTAAGGCAATATTTGTATCTACTCCTCGGGGTCGCAATAACTGGTTCTCAGATTTCTTCTACAGAGGATATAGTGATGAGTTNCCTGAGTGGTGCTCNATNCGCGCAACTTATAAAGACAACCCTAGGATGTCTGAGTCCGATATATTAGAGGCCCGAAAGTCTATGTCCGAAGCAGAATTTAAGCAAGAGTATGAAGCTGATTTTAATACTTATGAAGGACAGATTTGGAACTTTAATTTTGAGACGCAAGTTAAGGACTACAGCAGATTTAAGCCAAAAGGTATGGACGTATTCGCAGGGCTTGATGTAGGCTATCGAGATCCTACTGCGTTTTGTGTACTTGCGTACGACTGGGATAATGAAGTGTTTCATGTGTTAGATGAGTACTATGATTCTGAACGTACTACAGAGCAACATGCAATAGAGATACAAGGGCTAATCGATAAATGGGATATAGACTTTATTTATATTGATTCCGCAGCTGCACAGACCCGTTTTGACTTTGCACAGAACTATGATATTAGCACTATAAACGCTAAAAAATCTGTACTCGATGGTATAGCGCATGTCGCAGCAATCGTAGATAATGATAAGTTATTTGTGCACCAGGAGTGTAACGAGACTTTAGGATGTCTAGATGCATATCAATGGGATACAAACCCTAACCTTGTCAGAGAAAAGCCAAAACACAATATGGCCTCGCACATGGCAGATGCTATAAGGTATGCACTATACTCATTTCAAACCGGTGGAGGCACGTTCTAATGCAGGTACGAAAAATAGTGTTTGACAATAGACCTGAAACTAGTTATAATTTTGGATAAGAAAATGGAACTGAAAAGAGATTTAGTAAAATACATACGAGATAAGGCGAAGTCCAAATACAAAAAAGGATGTGAGTGCGAGATTTGCGGAGATACCGTGAAGTTGGACTTTCATCATTTTTATAGTCTAACTCGCTTGCTTGACAAATGGGTTAAGCAAGAGAAAGTAGAGCGGTATCTTGTGTTAGAATGGCGAGAAGAGTTTATTGATGAACATGATGCAGAGTTGTATGAGTATACCGCCACGTTATGTCACAAACACCACTTGCAATTACACTCTATATATGGTAAAGACCCGTTATTAAGTACTGCTACAAAGCAGGAACGCTGGGTAAGAATACAACGAGAAAAACATGGCTTGGTATAATAAAATCTTAGGAGGCTCTCAAAAGGATGAAGTTGAAAAGCTAAATCCTGCTCAAACCTATATAGGAAATGAGAAAGCCAGTTCTAGAGAAGACAGCTGGAGCTATGAAAGATTCTACGAAGAGCTAGAGATTGTAAACCGCGGAGTAAACATGTTAGTAGATGATGCAGCAGGCATTCCTACTATAGTACAACGAGGTTATAGGACCACAGGAGTGGTAAAAGGCGTAAAAAGATCTAAAGTAGATATTCTACTTAATGTAGAGCCTAACCCCTACCAAGATATTAGCTCCTTTAAAAGAAACTTAATAACCGACCTACTTTTAGACGGAAATATGTTTATATACTTTGATGGTGTCCACTTGTATCATCTTCCTGCAGACAAAGTAACTATACATGCCGACTCTTCTACTTATGTAGAAAAATATACCTACCAAGACATTGATTATACTCCTTCGGAAATTATTCATGTAAAAGAAAATTCTTTTCATTCAATATATAGAGGGGTCTCTAGATTAAAGCCTGCAGTTCGTACTATGAGACTTATATACTCAATGCGAAATTTTCAAGATAACTTTTTTAAAAATGGAGCAGTTCCAGGTTTAGTACTGAAATCTCCAAACACTCTTTCAGAGAAGATCAAAGAGCGTATGATGGTTTCATGGCAGTCTCGATACCGCCCAGACTCAGGAGGTAGACGCCCTCTTATTTTAGATGGCGGACTAGAGGTAGACAGCTTAACAGAGGCAAACTTCAAGGACTTAGACTTCCAGAACTCTATCTTAGAGAACGAGAAGATTATTTTAAAAAGCCTAGGTATTCCCCCAATTCTACTAGATTCGGGAAACAATGCAAATCTAAGACCTAATATGCGATTGTACTACTTAGAGACAATACTTCCTATAGTACGCAAGATAAACTTCGCCACTGAAAGGTATTTTGGGTTTGGAGTAACAGAAGATATTACAGATATACCTGCTCTTCAACCAGAGCTACGAGATCAATCAGCTTACTATACCTCCTTAGTAAATGGAGGCATCATTACAGCGGCCGAAGCTAGAGAGCGTTTAGGCTTCGAAGAGATTGAAAATACACAAGAGATTAGAATACCCGCAAATATAGCAGGTTCCGCCTCTAATCCAGACCAAGGCGGCAGACCCGCAGAAGAGGATGAAGAATGATTACACCAACTAAAAAACGTTTAGTTTGTCAAGAGTTAGCTATGTTATTTGCCGAACATGGGCACAAAAATATTCCAGACATAAAAACCTTGCTTACTTATAATCCAGCCTATATGGGCAACCTTAGAGAGTTTAACAGGATTTTTAAAGGTAATTGGGGTGCTATGATAACGTCACTTGAAGCGTCTCATCCCGACCTAATGAATTTAGCAAAAGATAACGTAGTTAAAGTTAAACCGGCTGCAAAGCCAAAAGCTGTAGCTAAGCCTGCTGCAAAATCAGCAGTTAAAAAAGAGAAGTAATATGGATAAAATCTTACATGTAGCCTCTATGTTCAAGTCTCAGGAAAATGATGACGGCAGCGTAATGATACGAGGTATGGCTAGCACTAACCATTCTGACCGAGCTGGAGATGTAATCTCTAAAGAGGCTTGGGAAAAAGGCGGTTTAGAAAATTTTAAAAATAACCCTGTAATACTATTTAATCATGACTATGATAAACCTATTGGTCGTGCTACAGGAGTTAAAGTAACAGAGAATGGACTAGAGTTAGAAGCAAAGATTAGTAAATCTGCGCCTGCTCATGTCTGTGAACTAGTAAAAGACGGTGTTCTTGGGGCCTTTTCCGTTGGTTTCAAAGTCAAGGATGCTGATTATATAAAAGAAACTGACGGATTAATGATTAAGGATGCTGAGTTGTTTGAAGTATCGGTTG